TCCGCCTGTTTTGGTCTGGTAACGAGCATCAAAGTTTCCGTAGTCTGACGGTGTTACCCGTCCTGAAACATTCACTGACCGGTTGCTTTGTAACGCGCCATTCTGAAAACGGAATACATGCTGTCCATTGGTATAAACATCCAGCAGGCCGTCACCATTCTGTTTAAAGCCAGTATCACTGTCACCAATTGCAATTGAGTTTCCGCCCAGCGCGTTCTGAACGCCGATACCCAGCGCACCATTGACCTGAGAACCACCGCCAACAGACACTTTATGCGACATGGATATTTCACCCGTCCGCAGATTAATAGTGAACGGGCGAAGTGGACCAATATCGCCATTCTCGCCCTGACCTTCACTGGTAGGGATAAGGTGCAGGCACTCTTCCGAACGACGAAAAATAAGGCCAAAAGCGTCGTTGAAAATCCTCAGCGCATTAACACCACGGATTTTCAGCTCCCCGGTCATCAAATCACCAGATTTTTTTACATATCGCAGATCAAAATCTGAATAGATATTTCCAGGGTTTATCACGCTGAAATAGCTTTTCTCGCTATCAAGAAGACAAATCAAAGGAATACCCTTAATGATATCATTCGCTACCAACCCGGACTTGTTCCCCTTATAAAGTGGGAACGTGCCAAGGACCTTTCCGCCTAGTGTTAGTTGAAGTGTCGCCGCGTTGGTATTGTTCTGAACGGGGAAAACGATAATCGGGGTTCGTAGCGTCCAGTCTGTACCTCCATTAACAAAAAACGTCGAGGGAAGTTCCAGCGTCAGTGCGTTTGCAGTGCCACCAGCAACACCCGCAATATAATGACCGCTCTGAAGCTGCGCTATCTGTACGAAATAGTTTTCCGAACCACGCGTGGCAAAGTTAGCCACAACGTCATTAAGGGACCAACCTTTCGCGGTCGTTCCTTCCTGCCCACGAATGACTTTCAACACATCACCGCTTACCGATACCAGGTGACAAATCTCAAATGCAGACTCTTTATTATCGGTAAGCGTAATTTTTGCATAGACGCGTTGCCCGTTCGATTTATTTTCAAAATCGGCAGAAAGCAATTTTGCAAATTTAGCTCCCGTGCCCGGCATCACCGGAATATCAGTCTGAATCGTCGTGATATCGCCAGCCAGTGCTGAAACAACGTTATTGCCAAATCCAAGAATCATTTTTGAATCACCGTTGTTGCATAGGAATAAATAAAAGGGAGTTTTACATATTTCTGGTCAATGGCATCTTTAAGAAAATAGCCTATGCCATCGCCATACTCTGGTATCTGAATAGAAAAAACACTGTCCGATACAGTCACACTCACATCAAAAGTATGCTGCAATGGCGGGTCTATTCCGTTTTTCCCATGAATGAACCGTGCCACACGGCGCTTTAACCAGTCAATGCAGAAATGCGAACCGTCAGCCTTATAAAAATTCCAAGTTAATATTCGCTTGAAATAATCATCCGGAACATACGATGCCTGCCCCGGAACATAATTCCGCATTGCCGCATAAGGGATTGTATTGTATTCAATGGTATCGTATGCGCCGCGTGCAATAGCCTCCTCGGAAACCTGTAGTAAAGGCCTTTCAACGCCATAAATCCCGAGTGCAATCCAGTCCAGCAACTGCCCGGTTATTGATTCCGATGTCCAGCATGGCAATGCCAGATTGTTGAGTGAGTCGAGGTATTCCTGAGCAATTTCATTGTATGCATCAAAGAACGCAACAACATTCGGATCATCTCTGTACTGCACAAATGGATAAGCAGGGAGAATTTTCTCAGTCAGATATTGCATACTTGTTGACCTGAACCTGTGATGCCACCGTTGAAAAATAGGAATAGGTATCGCCATAAACCAGGCTTGTGTCTTTCGCCGGAAGAACAATATGGCCGTTAATACCAATGCTCACACTGATTGTTGAGATCAACGTCGCATCAACCAGCAACCTGACGGAACTGGTAAAAATATCCTGGATACGCAGAAGATTTATCGGGTGTCCGACTTCAATTGAATTGATGTAATCAGCAACGTTTTGCTGCACAGCCATAGCAATACCCGCCGGATCAACATAATCATCAGACACCGTGTTCCAGGTGATTAGCACCATGACGTTTTGTGATGACGGGATAACGAACGGCACCTGATAAACGTCCGGCGAAACGGTTATTGAAACCGTGCGTTTTTCCACTGCCGCACCGGATGGATTGCTTACATCGTTGGTCAGTTTCGAAATATCCGGTACAGATTTGTAAATCGCATAAGCCACATCATACGGATCACCGCCACCAACAACCGCAACCCATTTCCCCAGCGACGACTGCCGAAAAGAAATCAGGTTTTCTCGCACACCGTTTACTGATTTGAGCATCGCTTTAAAGCAATCCGGTGTTCCCTGCACACCAAACATGCCGGACTCCATGACTTCGGCGCGGTAAGATGCCCACGTTTGCGCCTCCTGACCTGGCATCCCTGCGGTAAGGTTCGTGCATTTTACAGGCTGGTCTTTTGGTACTGATGTAATGACCTGCGTCACGGTCCCTTCCGGTACAGCCCATGAGCCTGACGTTGTGGCCACACAGTAAACTGGCTCAGTCTGCCCGCTTTCCGGTATCACAGTATCGCGGGAAACCGCATACTGGTAGTTACCGTCACCAACCACAAATCCTTTAGGGATACCAAACCCCGGCAACGCCTCAAACACCACGTATACCGCCGTATTTGTACTTAATCCCTTCTGTGCTCCATATATGTTTCCGAGTTGCATCAGTAACGGAATATTCGCGCCGTATGGGCTTACAGAGTTAATAAGGTCCACCCGCGCCTGGTCTATTAATGCCAGCGCCCCTACTGCCGTGCTGGCAAGGTCTGTAATAAGTCCTGCCGGAAGGTTGGCTGTATATCCAGGTACTTTTTCAGCAACTCTGGTGATAAGATTCGCGAGCAAATCATTGGGTGGCGTAGGCTGCGCACCCGCACTGGTCATAGTAATTGGTATTTCTGACATATATCCCCTATATAAAAACCGCCGAAGCGGTTTTAAGTTAACTTATTTTGCCTGTTTCATTTTTTCCACCCTCTCAAGCATTCTTTTTACATTTGATGGAGGATAGTTAAATTCATCGCCGTCTCCAAAAGAAATTTTTATAGGCTTCATTTTCATAACCAACTCTTTCAGAACTGCTTTACCAATTTCAGTTTTTGGCACTATAAAACCATTTCCATACAAGCATGATTTATAAGTTTTATAATATTCACCATTAATCAAAATTGGTGGATATTCTAATGGGCCATCAATTTGCACTGAATTATCGCAAAATCCATTACCTTTAGATTTTGAAGCAATAAAAATAGCTATTGTTCCATCATCGCCATACATCAGGAATCTATTTTTACTAACACCTTCCAATGGAGGTAATATTATCAGCGCACCATCAATATACCATTCAGCGTAATTCTCTGATTCATTGATTATGTTCTCATTAATTTCATTTAAAGATGAATATTCCCTGAATGCATTAGAATACCATTGTCGAACACATGATTCTGTTTTGCACTTCTCTCTTTCATTCCACAAGTCTGAAACAATTTTTCTAAAAGCTTTCTTATCAGTGCTCTCTAACTTTACTTTTTGATATAAAGAATTTAATTTATCATCAAGTTCAGATAATTCACTGTTGTTGCAAATTAACTTTTCAGAATATGATTTAGCTTTCGAGCAATCAAAAGATACTGCATTCGCAGTTCCTATTTGTAATAAAAAGGTAAACACTACAAATAATTTTAACTTAGACATCCTTAATCTCCTTATAAAACAGGAGAACAAATTTTACCCATTCTTAATGTCTGTTCAAGTTCATACTTTACAACCGCGCCCAGTTGAGTATGATTGGACGCATGAGGCGTCGAAACCTCCCCCAAAAGCTGATTACCCAGCACCCTACAATGTGTTGGTTTTTTTATGCCTTTTTTTTGTGATGGCAATATGTGCGATCACAACCCCGATCAATGTCGGGAGGGCGACGAATACAACACCCGAAAGGGGAATAAGTCCGCGGTATCTTTTGGGCCGTTTCGAACCTCCCGGCGCCACTACGTTAGTGGCAATTCGAAAAAAGCCAAAAGAGGTTACTATGACCACCCAACTCATCACCGTGTTCAACGGAACCATTTCGAACGAAACCATCCTTCTATGCAACGCTCGCGATCTGCATGCCTTTCTCGAAGTAGGTAAACGCTTTGCCACTTGGATTACCGAACGAATCAGCGAGTATGAATTCGTAGAAAATCAGGACTTTTTGATTATTTCCCAAAATCGGGAAAAAATCGGTAGAGGCAGACCAGCCAAAGACTACCATCTCACCCTGGACACCGCCAAAGAGCTGGCTATGGTCGAACGCAACGAAAAAGGACGCCAGATCCGCCGATACTTCATCGAGTGCGAGAAGAAGCTGCGCGAAGATACCACCAGCACACAATCCCCTCTGAATGTTGACATCATCATGCGCGTCAGAAACGGCTCGGTTACCCACATTGAGCACCACAAATCAGGCTCAGTTATAACCACAGAATGGGCAATTCACTTACTACGCAAAAGTGGATGGATTGTCATGCCACGCGATGAACTTCTTAACACGCCACTGGCCCAATTGATACCCGAAAACTTGCCTCAAACCGGAACCTGCGTCCGGTAACTGGTTCCGTTAAAAAACACAACATCGATGTTATAGGTGGGGTTCTCTGCCCCATCTACTTTTGAAATTGCCAGCGATGCAAAATACCCGGCATACTGTTGCTGAACCATGTTCACATAGTAGTCCGGGTAAATCTGCTGCACGATGCACTGCTGCGCTGGAATGCCGTAATTCGCGTAAAACGGCGACTCCCCCAACCCCAGCTTTAACGTCTGAATGAGCGTCGTCAGCCAGCCGTAGGAGAAATCACCGTTGGCGTCTGACTCTACCGCCACCCATTTTTTGTTGCCGTTCGCGTCGGTGACGCGGCCCCATGTTCTCATCGTGCCCTCACCACCATCGGATCTGGCCAACAAAATACCCAGACGCCAGAATCAGAAAGACCAACCAGATAAGTAAAAACTTCCAATTGGGAAATTTCTCGCCCATAACTCGAATCTCAACTAGTAATTTATAAACAATGAAAAGAAACTTCATACAAATCCCTTTGTAACAATTACTTATACCAAGTCATTCTATGCTTGAGTTCACGTAGCAAATCATCCATGAAGTAATTTGTTGTTTTTTCATTGCTATATGTAAAGTTATGTAAAAATTACCGCCACCGGATCGCCTGAATCAAAGCGGATAGTCCAAATAAGAAAAACACACGCCATATCAACAGGAATTTCCAGTTGGGTAATCTTTCGCCCATTTCTCGTAACTCCTTTATCAGTTTTTCAGGTAAATCAATGTACCCGCCACTAATGCAGTACAAATGATCCAGGCAACAGGCGTAAGTACGTGACGAATCCCTCGGCATACCGCGATTATCCTCGCAGCCTTATCTGCTCCTTGCGGAGTTGTCTCAGCCTTAAGAATCAGTTCGCTATCCATTTAGAACCTTTATGATCTCTGCGATTCCCGGAAGAGATTTAGCAACAGCAAACCCTCCGATAACTATAAGAACTGCATAAAACATTCTTCTCAGAACCGGACTTCTTTCGAGCAATTTTAGAGCTTCCACAATCCAGTCTCCTCCGCTAAAATTAATCACGGAAGACCTCCAAACATACGTAATTATCCCTTGCCTTATTCAAGGTCAGAAACAGAAAACCCCGACTGGGCCAACAGTCGGGGTTTTCGTTTTATGGGTAGTATTTAAAGTGAAATGAACCGGTATTAACCCGGATTTGGTTTCTTCGACGTGATCGTACTGCCACCGCTTTGAACACCAGTCACATCGTGACTGTGGCTGCTGGCGCTCACGCCGTTGATAACTGCATCTTTCTCGACCTTAAGAGGACCAATCAGCGAAGCGGTTGTATCCTTCATCTGGGCTTTGTCCTGGACGATCGGTCCGTTGAGGTGAATTTGACCGTTCATGAAGATATCTTCGGCCTCGAGGTAAACAGCTTTCGACTTTAGCCTGATTTCTTCCGGTGCCACCGTTACCGAGCTACTGCCGTCCTCTGTTTTGATGATCGCGCCATCCGGACCGTACAAAACGATTTTTTGCGGATCTTCGTCGGACCAGTCCTTGTTTGCCAGTGGCACGAAAAACAGGGGAGTGAGCGACATCGAGTAAGAGAGCGTCGCCATACCGGTTCCCAATCCGGACACACCGCGCAGGGATACATCAGCGGCAATTGTTACTCCTCGATCACCCGGCTGTATCGGGTAACGGATATACGGGAATGTGGCGACAGGGATTGTTATCTGCGGAAAGTTGATCCCCTCTGGCAACATATCAAACTGAACGGTCACTATCTGCCCACTGACATCGACAACATGGCAGGGCAATTCACGGCCTTTAAGCTCGGCTTGCTGGTTGCCAGAACTGGTCATCATCTCCGACAGCGTTCGGAGAAACGGTAATTTTTGAGCGTTTGACATTACACCCTCGCCCAGTTCTCAGCATATGCCTCAAATACCGTCACCCAGGCATCGCCATCAGCTGTCAGATACGAACCAATGTGTCTGACCGATTTCACAAGAAATTTCCCGGTGAACGTGGTCGAATTTTTTGCGATAACGCTGGGTGCCGTTGTATTAGCCATCACAATCGACGCAGCGCCAGAATATAGCCCCTCCGGCAGTTTAACCACATCACCACATCTGATATCGCCTCTCATAGGACATTTGAAACTGACGGTAAACGGCGCTATCCATGTCGGCTGCCCGACCAGTTCATGGGCATGAATTGTTTTTGGCTCCCCCCACTTTGCTGACGCGTTATCGTAAATTCGTATTCTGTCGGAAAGAATACTGATGGCAATCCCGCTGTATTTCTCATCGCGCATCATTGCAATTGAAGCACTACGGAGGACCATAGCCAGCGAACCAATATCTTCGTAGGTTCCATTCCACGGTTCCGGCAAAACGAGGCTGTCGCTGACAGTACAATCGATCAACTTATTCGGAAATGCCTTTTGCAACGCACGGAAGATTACATCACCAACCTTTTCCCCTTTAAGCCCCTCCCCCTCGATAGAGAACGGTTTACCATCATCTGTTTTGCGTACGGTTGGATTTATTACCAGGTTTAAGGTCTGGTTCGTGCCGATCCAGTTGGCATAGGCCAGATAAATTTCGCCATAAATAACCTCACCCTGTTGCTGTGGATTTGCCAAAGGCAATCCCTCAACAAAGCCCGCTTTCATACGGACCAGACACCCCTGCAAACTCACGCTTTGCTTCAGCATGTCGATAGGCAAACCGTATATTGTGAGCATCGTTCCTGAATTCACTACATCAAGACCCGCTACCTCCACGTCAAATTCAACATGTAGCCCACACCCGGGGGTTTTACTGGTATCAAAAGGCCCGATAGGTTTACCGTTGCAATCCACTGGCGGCTTGCCTGTTTTAGGATTAATAATTTCCAGTCGGTAATAACGCATTACGAAACCTCAAACTGATTCGTACTTTCGCGAAAAACAAGTTTCCCCGGTGAACAAGGCAGCGCCAGATTGATGTCGTAATTGTCAGGTGACGCGATCAACGGCATGTACACAATCACGTCGCCAGAACTGTCTTTCAGTTCCAGGTAGTAACGATTTGCATACAGATTAAACGGAACGCGGGCGAATGTTTCATATTCTCCAATTCTGGCCGTGAACTGAAACGGACCTCGCCCGTCCGGTTTGAAAGGAATTAACGTTGTCATAAGCCAATACCAAACTCCTGCACGACCTGGTTCTTAATACCTGACCACGATAGCGGCCCGTCTGACTGCATCCCTTTATCAAATTTATCCAGAACGCTCGCCAGCGTCTTTACTGTTTGTTCGACAGATGACAATGGTTGCTCAAATTCAATCTGCCAGGTATGCTGCACTTGCTTGTTCTGCTCAGAGAAACCGGATGTATCGATAAACGACCGCATCAGGCAACGCGTATAGATAAACGACGGAGTCAGAACGGTGTAACAACCGCCATACTGATTATGCATATCAAGCGCCATTTTCAGCGCCGTGAACGTCATTCCCTTCGTGGTGTAGCCACCGTCCTCCGTTGATGCCGGACGGATCATCTGCATGACTACCCGGTTAGGCTTCCTGACGGTCGCATTCGCTGCCGTTACCTGGTTATAGAAATTCAGGTTGCAAATATCCTGCTGGACTAACGTTGTCCCCGCCATCGGGGTAAATGCCGCCATCAAGCGTGTGCGTATCTCGCCATGCAGCAGACCATTCGCAATGCTTAGGCCTTCGGTCAAAACAGCAATCGGCATCACCCCGCCGGGAATTTTCGACGCTATGCCATCAACTAAAAGAATGGGCGATACTTCAAACGCCAGTTTGAAAGCTTGTCCAAAGTAATTAAGTGACATGGTTTACCCCGGTATTTGTTGCATTCCGGCGAGTTGTGCCAGTATATCTGAACCTGGTTTTTGTTGAACTTCGAGCCTGATTACCTGAGAAGCATTATTTGGTGAATATACGTTCCCCCGGTTCATTGCCAGCGCCCGCATCACATCATCGCCACTTACAGCACGAGCGGCGGCCCCATTTTCATGGTTAATAATGCCCTGAATTAGCTTTCTCATTAGCTCAAAATTAGAACCATCGATTTTCTCCTTAACACCTAATCCAGTGTACTGAGAGAGATAGCTTTTATAGGACGATGTGTTATTTCCATCAGATGAAGGGGCATAAATATCAATAATCTGATCAATCGTATTTTTGCCTCGTTTCAGGTATAGCATGACCTGCCGATCTAAGGCGGCGATACCTTCCAGCATCGTCGGGAAGCTGGCAAAACGGGCATTTGGCCCTGATTCCAGAGTAGCCCCTTTTTGTCCTGCGAAATTAAGGTTTCCGGGATTGTTATTCCTGATCCCTCTGGATAAATATGTTGATCTGTTTACATTGTTCGAATATTTCTGCAATCCTCCAGGCCAGACCTTGCCAGGATTGTTTTTTTGCCACTCCTGCACTTCATTAAAATATTCAAAATTAAAACGGCCTTCCAGCCCTTTCATTTCCTCACTGGTGGTAGGTGTGTTATTCGTAGGAATAGCCAATCCTGCTACTGTTCCAGCTGTAGCCCCTAGAAGGCTTCCGCCTACAACACGGGCGGCAACTCCGGTTGTTGTAGCTGCCACAGCACCAACTCTTGATGGCCCGGCAAGCACTGCGGCCCCAAAAAGCCAGGGATGTTCAACCGCAAAGCCAACAAATCCGCCAAGAGCTTTGGTGACCTTTGCAACGTTTTCGGCAAAATTGTTCAGGTCGTTATTAAAATCCGGGCCATTAACGTACTTACCAAGTTTATCCAGCCCCGTTTCTACATCTGTCAGAATCCTTTTAAAGTTCTCACCGTTCATGAAATTCAGGGCAGCATTCGTGGTTCCATTAGAAATTCTGATTAAAGCGTCTGCATTCCCGGCCAGCGCTCCCTGAAATCCGCTGGTAAGCCGGTCCCAGTTATTTTCTAAGTTACTGGTAAGATTCTGATACTGACTTGTATGTCCAGATGTGAGCAACGAATCATTTTGTGCTGCACGCAACGAAAACTCTTTATTGAGTTCAGGTATTTTGTCCTGATATTTGACTAACTGGTTAGCAAGACCAAAATTTACCCATCCAAGGCCACGGCCTCTGAGCATGCTCTGAGTAAGTCCGGATCCTTCATATTCCTTTGCAAGAGCAGCGACTCTTTCTAACAACACAGGGAGATTTTCTGCTGCCCCTTTTTTAGGATTTATCCCTAACCCAATTAGCCCGTTGTAGGCAGGATGCTGAGTGTCATTCTGCGCGGCTGCCAGTGTATTGAGCAAATTACCAACACCGGAAAAATAAGACGAATATGTGCTTTCTGCCGCCTTTAACTCTCCTGGCGTTGCAATCAATTCATCTGCATTTTTCTGTTTCTCTACAACATTACGAGCCATCATGCCAAAGCCAAACGGCCCGGCAACGCCCATAACCGCAAGTTTTGTCCCCCACGATACGGTGGTTTTAAACAGGTTGTTTAATCTCGAAGTGGTCGTCTGTAGCGTAGAATTGATCTGCTTGTAAGTTTTCAGCGTCTGCTGGGCATTTTTCCCCAGCCCACTGAGATACTTATCAAACATCGTTTCGCCGCGACCTTTATAGTTGCTAACGAACGAATCCGCTGTTTTCCCGCTGCCAACAAAGCGCCCTTTTTCATCCCTTAAACGCCCATCAGTGGACGCAGTCGGAACTGGCGCAGGTGAAGATGGTTTCCTGGGGGCCTGATTGGCTTCTCCGCCTGTGGTTGTCTGCCGGGTACCACCTCCCTGACCTGTATTTGAAGGTATTTTAAGCGGTGTCCCGGCAGGGCCAATCATCAGCCCGTTGCGATATTTTTCAAATACCGCCTCGAGTCGTTTGAGTTGTTCCTCATTAATGTCCAGCGTAAGAACTGGCATCTGGTTACCAGCCATCACAATACTCCTGCGGGATTTTTGAATTTGAGCAGCTCACGAAACTGAGCTGCTGTTTTTACATTCAGACCGGAATCTGCACAGATGTCTCTGAATCCGGCTCCGGCTGAGTAGTCGAGGATGTCGCTGATGACGTGTTCGCCGTCGCGCCAGAACTGGCGGCTGATTTCAATGTCGGCAATGAAGCGATCCATTCCGTAAGATTCAATGACGAGCATTGAGTGCTCCATATTCCATTGACCACATCCATAGTCCCCTTCGCCTGCTCCGGTGAATTTATCGACGAGACGCATGTAAAAAAAACGAGTTCACCCGCAACATCATCCAGCTCAACGATTTCACGCTCCAGCGCCATATCAAGAGGGATTGTGTCGTAACCTTTGCCCTCCACCGGATAAACAAGGTTTGCCAGGCGAATTATTTCGTTCACCAGCGTATTACGAACTCCCTTATCATCGTCCCAGATACCGGAATCACGCGAGATCCGCTCCAGCATCAGAAAAGCGATACGCGGACCCGCAACGACGCCAAGACCTTCAGAAAAAATGGCAGAAAAGGTTTTACTCAGGATGAAGAAATGCTCTTTAAACACCTCTTTGCTGATCGGCGTGGCATAGACCCAGCCGTTACCCTTTTCTGTCCGGACAGGAATAATCAGATTCAGATTTCGGGAGATTTTCATACCAGATCCCACATTTCAGAGTTGATGTAATACGTACCGGTAATGGTGATGGCCACTCCCGGCTCGCCCCCGGCGAAAGTCATATCCTGCACGTTGGTGATCGCCGTGTTATAGATATCGAAGTCACCGAACACCGTGCTGTCGCTATACACTTTTGCGTCGCCGATCGTGGCGTTCTTTTCCCATTGCGCCTTGAATTGTTTTCCCAGCGCCTGGCTACGCAGCAGATGAACACGCGCCTGTAAAATCATGTATGGCTGCGGCGACTGCACGGCTCCCGTCATAGCGGGTAAAAACTCCGTGATATTGCCCTGAAAGGACAATTCGACGCCTTCTTTTGCCAGAAATGAGGCGGACACATTCAGTTCGGAATGAGAGGTGAATTTAACGCTGGCGCGAACCCGGTTAAGGGTGCCAACGGGGATCATTGGATTAGGCACGGTTCAGTCCCTTACGAAAGCTGCATTGTCACATTGATGTTAAAAATGATTTCGACAAATCCGCGCATCGGCGTATAGGAGGCCGAAAGGCCGGCATAACGCCCGATACCGTAATCATTCGGATTCGTGTTGATATACTGGCGGAAAGGCACTGCATCGACGACAGGCTGGCCGTTGACCAGGCCGTAAGATACGCCCGTATTGAACACCGCCTGTGCGACCTGCTGTAGACGGTCGATCCCGTCCTGGTTGTAGTAAAGCGGGTTAATTGGGTTATTGCTGCCGTTGATCACCGTGTTGGCGAGCTGCATATCGACATTAATCTGCACCCAGTCCACGGAATACCAGTACGTCATATCGTTACCGTCACTGGTAACGCCTTTCACCAGGATCGTGTTGGAGATTCCGCCCTCAGCCCCCGTTTCGACGTAGTTAATATTCTGCTTCGTCATCGTGGCCAGAATGGAATTTTTGCCCTTGTGGGCGTTTACCGCCTGCAGATAGCGAAATGCCATCGGCGGCACCTTGTTGATTTCTGAAGGTGATGCGGAAACATAGTTCCACATTACGGCTGCTGCCGCGTTTGTCGCCGGGTACGTATCATCCGCCGTTGCAATAACCGACTTAATACCGGCATAAGGCGAAACGTAATTCGTGTCGTCCGGCGTTTTCGTCAGCACGAAGAAATACTGCATCGCTTCGTTGGCGGTGTGGAGTTTTGCCAGACTGATAAACTCCGCGTCGCCATCCCACGTCTGCGGTACCAGATAAGCGTAAAAACGCTGGAGCGGATCTTCCATATAAGATTTCAGCGCAGCGATTTCCTTACTGACTCCGCCTTTCTGTACTCCCAGCTCCAGCAGGTAAATCCCCACTGAATTTCCCTGGGCAAAAAACGTGTTTACTGCCGTCACCAGATTTTCACTGCCAGCAATAGAAAACTGCCCCAGCGTCACTGGAGAACCGGAAAGCTGAGAACCAGTAATAGTCCAGGTCAGTGTTTTTTCATCCGTGACGGTAGCAGTATATTCGCCATTCCACGCGTCGGGCGAACACCCGGAAACAACAATTTTCACCTCAGAACTGTTTTCGCGTCGGATGTTGCTCCCTTCCGGAAGCGTCATCGTAACGGTGACGTTTGCCGCAGCTCTTCCTGCGGCAGCCGCCGACAAGGCAGCAATCGGATTTTTAACCAGTTCGTTAATGTCCTGATTACGGGTGAGTAATACGGGTTTTCCCGGCTCATGAGTCGTGGAACCAAACGAGAGAACCGCAGACATCTGCTGCAAATTCGAGGGAATGGCCCCGATGGTCTGGGACACATTCACCGTGACGATATTAAATCCCATTATTTAACCTCATATTTACAAATAACTTTTTCAATCAACTGCCGGGATATTTCCCGGGCAGTGCTCTGGTAGTAATTCACGTCAAAATCGACAATCTTTTTCTTCGCCAGAGCGTTGATTTCAACCTGTCCCGACTTTGCGTCCTGAACCACCGGAATATTGGTTACACCAAACTTTTCCTCCTCCAGCGCCCTGTTCACCAACGAGTCGACAAGATCCAGCGCCATTTTGTTGCTGAATCCGTAAAGCGTCAGGCGAACCGAATCCTGGACTAGCTGGAACCGCTCACCGCCGAAAACAACGGGAGCCACCTGCAACGGAATACTGTTGCGAACATCCACCGCGATATACGGAGGGCGAAGATTCTGCGGTACCAGGTAAGACGGATACACGGTCGCGGCATCTTTCATTTGCAGCCAGATCGGGATGCTGTTGGAGATGATCTGCTCGTCTCTGATATCCTCCTCGCAGTCGATAATCTGGGAACGCATGGTTGGCAAAATCGCCATGCCGCGATAATGAAAAATACCCGACTGCTGATAACGGCTCTCCATTCGTGAAAAAGCGAACTGGACGCCTCCGTACTCACCGAGATAGATCGCATCGGGATTTTCCACATTAAAATCATCAACCTGCTGAACAGGCGTGAAAATAATGTTGTTCACATCCTTCGAGACAGACTCGTCCTGAATCGCAATAACCTGACGATGCAGGCTGCCTTTGATTTTCAGACGAGTTGGTGACTCAATATTCAGGCGACACAGTTCATCGCAACTGATGATTTCCGCATTAACCCAATAGACAAAGCCATCCAGCGGCAGAACCTGCCGGACATAGAGCCTGAACGTGATTTCCTGGTCTGACGAGATGGTTTCAACTGCGGATTTAAGAACTGATGAGAGCTGCGAACTGTGCTGTTCGGCTAATTCCTCAAGACTCGGCATTGTTATCTATCCACGCTATAAAGCTGCCCTTAAACAGGCCACCGTCTATGAATGACGGGCGCCGCTCCCCGGTATATTTGTCCTTAAGCCTGGAGTTAACGCCCAGTAGCGCGGCCTGAGTTGGCACAGGGTTTCCGTTAATCGTCATCCCGGCCATTTCCTCGGCTTCCAGAAAACGGTGAAAAATCCCGCGGGTATCGCCCATAACCTGCACAGGTGGCAACGGCACTTTATTTTTGAGATGGCGAATGAGCTGGAACGCAACCATCTCCCCTGCCTCCTGGATAATCTCGTCCTTATGCATTTCCCAGAAGTGCGTAAAAATTTCGTATCGTTCCTCGAGGTCACAGGCCACGTCAAACGTGGTTTTTCCCGGTTCGTCGCCGTAGTCATACGGCTGGTCGATAACCCCAAAACAAAGTTTCATGGCGTGTAACCCCATACCGTGCCCATCTGCATCAGCACCGCAACAACCTGTCGTCCATACGGATCCTGTAACATCTGCAAATCCAGCAAAGACAGATTACTCAGCGCATCGCTGATGGTGATCGAACCCGATGTCCCCTGGTCTGCTGCCGCACTGACAAGCCCGGTAGCCAGTTTCCCAAGGTTGAGTTTTTTTCTCAGGTCGGCAAACCACGAGCCGGGAGCGAAATTCAGGAGAAATGAGGCGGCAGCGTTATAAACCGTTCGCACATAGATGATGGGTAAACGCTCCAGCCCCTGATCATGAGGGATTAGCTCCATCGCAGACTGAAAGCAACATTCCAGCGTCGGATCATCGTCAGCAATAGCATGAACCGGTACTTTCATGTCGTCACGAACAAAGCGAATAAATCCCTCCAGTGACGGACGCAAGGTCATTATTTTTTAACCTTAATATTTCGCTTTGTGCTGGGCGGATTTTCCTGTTCAGTGTTAATCGCTTCCCCGGTGATTTCCATTTCAATGCCACCCGGTTGAGGTTTTTCGCCACTCTGAATCACTGCCTGATCCACTGCGTTATTCAGCGATACGGCGCTGGCTGCGAGAATTTCTTCTGACAGGGATTCCAGATTTTCCGTTTTCTGCTCCGCGCAATCCTCAATGCGACCGACGCTCACAGGTTTATCGATGGAATAGCAGATACCGGAAAAATTCTTGTCCACCTTGTCACAACGCTGGAATCCGTAAGGCTCATGCTGTCGGATGATGTGGTCGATAATATCGGACTGATTTTCGATCATATGCTGACGTCCGGACGGAATTGTCACACCGAACGACTGCGTTTTTTCGGGGAGTTTGTAGTTGAACGTGTGCGGCTGACGTGAGCAGTTAGCGATGTAGAGCTTCATAAATTTTTCCCACAAAAAAGGGGAGCATTTAGCTCCCCGCATTATCAGATTGAACGTTTATGCGTATTTGGCAGACAACAGGGTGATCCCCTCAGGGCGGAAGTTCCAGCCCGGCGTCGCGCGCATGGTATACAACGTGGTCAGGCCGCCATCCGGCATAGGGGACGGGATTTCCGTCGGCGCTGCCATATCACAGAACATCACGTTGACGGCCTGCTGGTTAGGTACCAGCGTGGAGAAAATATTGGTGTTAATGGTGTGACGCGCTTCCGGAACCTCAATCGTCGGGTTCGTAACGATGATCAGGTCATTACCACCAGCGCCTTTACCGATCAGCGTGTCGTCCTGGCAGAAAATGATGTCGTCGCCTGTCGCCTTATCGGCGACATCTTTAACCATCGTTCCCACCGTTCCGGTACCACCACCAGGACGCTGATAACTGGTCAGCTCAACAATTCCTGTCCACTCCAGAGCCTTCATGAATCGCTGTGGGCTCAGAATAACAGTCGTTAATGGCTGCCCCAGCAGCAACATGCGGGTTTTCTGGTCAGCAATCAGGCCAAGCATAAATTTAGCCATCTCACCGGAATCCCAGGTGGTATATGAATCATTCCCTTTGCTGTCGTTGCCCAGATTCAGCGTCACTGCGTTCGGGGAGTTGGTGATCCCCTCGTTATTAGCTGCATTCACGCCATACAGCAGCATATTACGCAACATTTGAGCGTGTCCCTGACGGTTAGCCAGGCGCAGGCCTTCAATCAGAGAATAGCCCCAGCGATCTGCTGCATCAGTATCGAGATAGCTGTATTGCGAGCGGGAAGAAATTCGGTAAGTCATCATTCCGTCATAGCCGCCAGAGATACTGGAAGACGGTAACTGACCCGGCAGAGACTGGCTGACCTGCGCCTGCGAGGTCATGCGCAGATATTTCTGATAGACCATCAAATCACTGGAACTGATTTTTACCGCTGGAGCACCACCAGCCAGGACTTCAAACGCCCCGGAAGCCATGCTCTGTTGCACGATCATTTCCGGCAGCACCATTGACGGCGACACAATAGTAGTCGCAGGAGTAAATGCGCTCATTAATTAATATCCCCTTAAATTAAAAACAGGCCGCACGGTTTGCCGATTTCCCAGACAACGTTACCGCCATCCTCTTTTTTCACCGTCAGGTTTCCGTCAACTGAAATCATCAGCAGCTTAATATCCACTTTCGGATTAGCGCCGGGTGATCCCGAATAAACATCAACCATGTTTTTCGTCAGATCCCACACAAAACCACTGGCAGCAACGGTGTTATTTCCATCAGCCAGCGAAACAACTTCTGCACTGACAGGGAGAGGAATGCGGGCACCTGAGCCAACGCGGTAATAGTGAACAAAGCCACCCGCGAGATATAACGGCACCGGATTATCCGGCGTGGTAATGCCATGAAATGCCTGATTAAAGACAGTAAAGGCGTTACAGGCGTCCTTCGTGGCTTGTTTAATTACCGCGCCGTTAACGCTGTCTTTCGCGGGAGCAATGCACTCCATAACTCCAACGCCACCCCATACCGGTTCAGTGATTTTGCTGTCCAGTCGACCGGAGCAAAGTTGCAGACGAATTGCCGGATCATCCTGCGCATCCCCCTGCATCAGCCCACGGGATTCGACGTTAAAAAGGCCACCAAATGCTCCACGGTTTTTAAACGGATGAAAGTTAATATCAGCCATTGTTCAGGCTCCCTTGAGTGTTAATTTTTGCCAGACGACGCCCCGGAATTTTGAAAGCACTCAGCCAGACGTTCGGATCGCCCTGATATTCAGTAATGCGACGCCCGGCTTCATCGTTGCGGATACGTTTATGCAGTTGCCCCTGCGTACTCATCATTTCTTTTTCGATGGACTGACGGGCGGCACTGAAAATTGCGTCCTCAAGCACAGCCAGCGTAGCTGAATCCGCAATCGCGCGAATATTGACGTCCTTATGTGCCGGAGAGTGTTTCTGCATAGCGATTAGCGCACGCTTGCGGTAGTCCAGCGCATTTTCACCAGAAAACGGTGCTGGCGCGTTTTTACCGCAGGCACTGAATGCGGAGTCGGCTTTTGCCTGCGCTTCTGCCAGGGCAGAGTCATTGCGTTCTTTTTCTGCCTCCTCGTCAGCCTTACGCTGTTCTTCCGCTTCGGAATCAGCCTTTGCTTTCTCCTCAGCGTCTTTGGCTGCCGCCTCGTCAGCTTTGGCTTTTTCTTCCGCCTCCTTTGCCGCAGCTTCATCAGCTTTGGCCTTTTCTTCGGCCTCTTTTTTCGCCAGCTCTTCAGCATCCGCCCGCGCTTTGTCCCGCTGTTCCAGTGAGTCCATGCGCGTGACGACTCCATCGATTTTCTGATTAATGCCGCTCAGGGCATCATTCACCACCCCCTGTAACAGGGCCTGGAGTTCTTCTTTTTCCATCTCAATTTCACCTGTATTTGTCACTTCAACCCCTGCGGGGATCCGGTCTTTATCCCACACGCCCAACGAGCCGTGGTCTTTCGTCACCAGGGCGATGTGATCAACAAGGAAAGGTACGCCTTCGATTAAAAAATTGGTGTCACCTTCCTGTACTTCCACATTTCCTGATGTGCTGTTGAACACCACCGACGGGCTTGTCGAAACATCTCCCTCAGCGATTTCTTCAACAATGCTCTGGAGGTAAACGCGGCACACCGCCCATACCTCATCACCCCGGATATACGGCAGCATGACGCTACCGACGATCCGCGATTTAAAATCCTCCTCCGTCAGAACTGCGTCGTCAGGATGGTTTGCGATAACCGGAAGGCCATTGCATCGCCTTAAAAACTCCTCGTTCAGATAGAGCTTTGGATCACGCCAGACGTGCTCTTTCAGCCCGGCGCGATAGGCAAGCCCGGTTCCGGTTATTCGCAAATTCACCAGCCACATGTTGGAGAATTTCACTGGAGACGGTACGGTTCCGTCCCTGATGCGTTCTGCCACTTCAAGCTCGGTTAAACTCACGTTTGCCCTTCTCCGTTAAAAATTCGTCGGGTAGTTTCTGAGGGACGTAGATCGGCAGTGCATCGCAACTGCAATAAACCTCCTCCCCGGCAGCAGTGATTTCGTCATAAAAACCATATACGGGCTTAATCAGCCCCTGCTCCAGCGCCCACGAATTGCGGAGGAGATAAATTTTCTCGTCGCGCTCTTTGTGGTCCTGTCGGTATTTGTAGCCCGGACGCCGCCAGTTAGAATGCCAGCGCAGAGCAATCGCACCACTCTGAACAGCCAGCAGATACTTAACGTTGCTCGCCAGCTTATGTCCCTGGTCAATTGCCACCCGGCGACTGATAAAATCCATATCCTTCACGGACTTCTGAAAACCGGACTTCACTTCCCGGCGATCAATTTCGCTCACCCCGTCAGGCGGAATGGACGTAACCCATCCCTGAAAACGCTGTATGGTTTTCTCGATAGCCTGTTCGCGGTTGAGTTTTATCAGGTTGGCACTGGCGAAAATTCGCCTGTCGAGTTCCTTACGAAACTCAGGTTTCAGTTTTTCAACAGTGATTTTTTTAGGGCCCTCAGGAGGCTGATCCCGTAATGCCCCGCCGTCGATAACAAGACGGCTGTAGATAGCGGTGAGATGTTTTCTGGCTACGGTATCATCAGGGGTTTCTCGCTGAGCGGCTACACGGAGTTTCCGGCACCATTCGAGCAATGATTTTTCGCTATCCCACCCGTGATTTACGTAGTAGTTAACGGCATCCGTCAGAACCTCATACAGCGTCCTGATCCGTTTCTTCTTCCTCACCGCCCGGCTGGAAATTGCCATCAGGCGTCTCCTGCTTCGGTGGTTCATAATTCGCCAGCGCGTCCACATCAATGATGAGTGGAGCTTCGCCATAGGTTTGCGTGGCATTAACAAGGCTTGCCAGCCATTCAGTGACGGCGGCACGGTTTTCAGGATCAACCTGTGGCGACACGGCAGAGAAAAGTGCTATCGCCTGTTGAATCACTTTACTGTCGCTTTCCCGGCGTTTGTCCGGCGACTCCTCCACCAGCTCCTGCCACGTCGCGGTAAACTCGCGCCGCCACTGGTAAAACGTGGTTTTATAGTCCTCGGTTATGATGTCCGGGTAATCATTTTTCAGCGACTGATAAAATTCCTCGTTCCAGGCGATGTACTGCACCAGGCGTTCGAAATAATCCATCACAGGTTCAATCTGCTGGCGTACACCATCGATATACTGGCTGATGGCTTTCGAGTCCTCCTTACCTTCACCGAATCCGTTACTGAATGCTTCTTCCTTGATAATAATGGCCGGAACGTCACTCCCGGCGGCAATATCAGCAATGATATTGTCGCGGGCAGTATTCAGCGCCCCGTCGATGTTTTGCAGGTTCAGTGAACTTACGTCTTCGTCTTTTCCAATACTCAACACGCCTTTATTTTTGGCGGCTTTCACGTTTTCCCTTTTACGCCCCGTGGCAGCAGCCATGATCCCGTCCATTTTCGAACCGTTCTGCACAACTTTAGCTACCAGTACGCCCGCTTTCTGACTAACGAGATCATTCGCCTCCATCGTGTTGATATAGGATTTCAGGGAATAAAGAACGCGCTGAAACACACTTCGTCCGGTGAATCCGAACGATGAACTCTGAAACTCCAGATAAATCGGTGTGCCGTTGAAGATTTTCAGTGTGCGTGACGGATGCCAGTCTTTTCCGCCAATCTTCAGCCTTTTGTTGGCTTCCTGGAAAAACGGACTGTTTGGGTTCTGGTCAGTCACCATCGAACCGGAAGCGTTCAACGGATCCCACGCGTTGATATACACATCCTCTTCTGTCAGCCCGAATGTCGGAAGCGGCTCACGACATGAAACACTGTCGGTGCCCACGCCGATCGCTGCAGCACCGTAGCAACGAGACAGAAAAAACAGATTTTTTATCTTCTCGTTGACCCTCATACGTTCCCATACCTCCTGGAAACGCCGCACAACCCTCTCGTCAGGATCTGTCTCCACGTTATACTGTCGCGGCTTACACATCGCCATCAGTATGGGTTTTTCGACAAGTTTTCCGCCCAGAGGATGGAATTGCCACAGCAGCTTACACAATTCATAGCCAATATCGGTTCCCGGCTGAATTTCTTCAGCCTCAAGAATACGCATCAGTGCTGAACCGAGGCCGCCAGTAATCTCGATCTCTGCCATCAAAAATATCCTGATTTTTTACAACGCCGCGTAATTACCGTGCGCGATGATCAACCCATAGGTGTAACAATCGAAAAGGTCATCAGCACGTTTATGCGCGTCTTTATCCGCCAGGTGGAATCCGGCGATTTGTTTTATGAGGTGGTTTGCGGTGGTGCGCTTGAATGAAACGGTCTTGTCGTAAGCCTCCCGGACGATTTTGCACACCCCCTGATAGTGGTAGCTGGATGCCATCACCGCCCGTTCATCTTTGCCCTTGCTGGTTAGTGCCGATTTAATCGGCGTCATATCCCAGCCTTCGGTTTCCGCCTTCTGGTTGAGGATTGCCCCCATCGCGGCGTCTTCCATAAAAATTCCCTGGCTGCCCAGACGCGGACGGCATAATTTCGCGAGGCGCTCAAGGTTGTCATAAACGCCGGGGATATATTCAGGAAGCAATGACGCTTTAATTTGCGTCACATCCCAGTCAATAATCGTCAGTTTTGGCTCGTCCGAATACGTTGATTCATAAGCGAAATACACCACGCCAGTACCATCATTTTCGGTCCCGCCTTTCAGCGCCGTATCCATCACTGCGAAAATCATGTCGCAGTACGGCGGCATCTCAATCGGCTGACCGTCCACCAGCAGCTTATCGACATCGAGTAACGCGTCTTTGGACCAGTCCACGAACTCTGCAAGATATTCCTGCTGCCAGACGCGCGGATCGGATTTCTTTTCCGTTTCCTCCAGTTCTTCTTTCGGAATAAACGGATTCGATGAAGTTGGCGCATGGTGCATAACAAATCCCAGGGATTCATCGTGGCATATCGCGTAGAAAAAATTGCTCTCGTCGATACCGTTTGGTGTGGAAAATACCCACGCACAGCCACGGTAATCGACAAGCGTCGGGCGTATCGCTCGGGGCCAGATTTCCTCGAGCATTTCCGGCGATTTAGTGAATGCGGCCTCATCAATCAGCACAGCGTGATATTTACGCCCACGCCCGGCCAGTTTGTTATTGTCCGTTACCCAAAAGTCGATGCGCCCCCCATTGCGGAGAATGATGCGCTTTTCATTTTTTGACTGACTGAGGATCAGCGGTTGCAGAACGGCGCTAATTTCATCCCAGATTTCCTGGTACTGCCGGTATTGCGCGGTAAAAATCCCCACCCTACCCGCGATAAGTTGCCCGGTGGTAGGAACGGCAAATTTCCGCGTAGCGAAACTGGTAGCGATGTTCACCAGCATCACCGTTTTACCCCAGCGACGACCACAGCATACCGCGTGGAAGCGTTCTTCTATTGCCGCCGTCCATGCAGCTATTTGCCCCTCATGAGGTTTTGGGAGATAGATTTCAATCGACATTATCCACTCCCGGCATCGGCAGAGAGTTGTGGATAATTATTTCGTTATTCTCACCACCCACGCCTTTTTTGAGGTTTTCAATCTCAGTGCGCAGCTTTTCGTTGCGAAGCCTCAGTCCTTCAAGCTCCAGATCATTGCGACTGTCAGTTGCACCACCAGCAGAACTTCCTTTCGTCGCCATTATCAGCTTGATAAGTTCGCGCCGGGCGGCAGCCTTATCCTCCAGCAGGATCTCAACACCAAATTTCCCGAGCTTTGCCCCTGCATATAATTGCCGCGCCTCCCCATCAAGCAGAGTGGTATCAGCCATATAAAGCTGCCCCGTTCCCTCACCGCAGCACTTCGGGCAGTCCGGATTGGGTATGGCGTTATCAACAAAGCCGAGGCCTCCATATTCCGGCTCGGGTTTGCCATCTCTGGAGGCCTGTGCCGCTGCCTTATCGAATTCTGCAATATCACGCCACTGGTAGAGATGATTCTCGCCCCAGCAATAACGGCAGTTAACACGGCGAAATTGTGCCAACTGATTGGGGTCGGCCTGGACAATAGCCATCAACTGGCTCACCAGTAAATCCAGGTCTGCGGTATAGCGTTTCTGGTACTGATTGCGGAAGTAGCTAATGGCACGATAAACCCTGGCATTTCTAAGCATACGGCTGGCGTTGCTGTTAGCTGTCGCACCTTGCCCCTCATAACCAGCCAGTCGGTATGCCTCTGTCGGCTTTTTCCCCTGAGCAACCAGCATCGCAAACTTAGCCTGCTGGTCAGAAATGCCGAATTCATCGGGACAGAATGAAATTTCCTCTGCGTCGCCCTCATTCAGGCACGCATCGGATACTGACTTTTTTATCTGAGATTTTCCGTTCCGCTTTTGCGCAGTCTGCGCAGATTTTTTCTGCGCACTTTTTTGCGCAGTTTTGCGCATTTCTGTCTGCGCATTTTTCGGAGGTTTTTTGATGTAACGACGGGCTGTTGCGTAATTCAGTCCCCTTGCTTCACACCATGCCACCGGAGATATACCGGAGCGGGTGTATTCAGCAATATACTCCTGCTGCAACGCCCCCCAGTCCGGTCTGCTCATCAGTTAGTCCTGATTTTTATCCACCCTGAGTAGTTCGCGCAGGGCAAAGGCATCCCCTTTTCTGGCAAGCTTAAACAATGCCGCCCGTAGCTCGGCTTCACCTTTCGCTCTGCCCTTACGGATGGACGCATAAAAATTTGTCATTGCTTCCCGATTTTCTTTCAGTCGGTTCAGATCAACATCCAGAACGTCAGCTATTTGTTGTGCAGTCATCCGGCACGCTGCCAGAGACTCGACTTTCGAATACGGAATCATTTGTCACCCCCATTGATATGCAGGGTGTCTTCTTCCTGTATTTTTCGTGAATGATTTTTACTGCAGCGTTGTTCCAGGTGACCTGATGGTGAATGCGTTTATGGCTGGCGCCCATCAGGGATATTTTTACGCACGACGGCGCATACATGACGGAGTAAAAACTTTTAACGTAGGTTCCGGAATCCAGATACAGTTCGGTCATTCCGCCGCTGTTTTTCTGCGTCTGTTTCTGCCCTAACTGGACAGCACCAATCGTCATAAACAACTCACCACGGCGACCGAGATTCGTGTACGTATTCACATCCTCGTTAATGCGCCCCATGAATGAGAACGGTCGATCAACCGAACAGATAAAGCTGTTCATTGCCTTGCGTTTCACCCACGAAGCATGGCCGCCATTGTCACCAAGAAAATCCCCGCCCTGCGACATAGCGATGGAAAGAGCAGGTATTGATTCGTAGTACGCCAGCATTTCAGAAAGGATCGCATCCAGTTTCCTTATCGGAAAATAGGCCTGGTCATAGTTGCGATCCACCCGAAACTGGAACTCGTGATAATCATCATCGAGCTGAATGAAGTATTGACACCCGACCAGTTTTGCCAGGTCGAAACAGGCATTACGGGCGTAAAAAATTGAGCGGCGGTCACAGAAATTATCGGCTTCGTCAAAACGACTGGCGATATCGGCTTTGGAAAACACCAGCACCTGTTCACCAAATTCAGCTATGTATTGATGCCATGTCTTATCTTCATCATCAACAACGATAAAAATTTTCCCGGTATAGCCAGCACGACGCAACGTCCGGTAAGTCAGAACTTTGTCCGGTCGCCCGTGAGTCAGAATAAAGGCGCAAAAATCATCACGCATATTCCTCCTCCTCCCCGCCATGCATGATCTCCACCATACGCTGCGTCATCCGGACAAATCCATTTTCGATAGCCTGCTGATAATCAATGATCACCAGCGCCGATTCCTCGAAAAAGCACTGAATTTCAGCGGGGGCGTGAGCGTAATAGTCCGCAATTCTGCTGAAATTAAACACCGTATGACGTTCTGCCGCACACAGGAGGAATTTCTCAATATCAGGATCAAGGGACGCCGAACGTATCCGGCTGATCAACTCCTGAGTTTTCGTATCGTCGTACAGTTCACTGATATCTGGTTTATCGCCCGACGGCTCATAAACAGGCGTATCAATTTTCGTCGTGTACGGCTCCTCCTCATTTCCTGTACCTGGCAAAACATCCGTCAACAATTCATCAATTTCTGTTGAGCTGAATCCTGTCAAGGAGACATCAAAATCAGCATTGATTAGGTCCGACAGCTCCATCCGCAACAGATCTTCATCCCAGCCAGCATTCATCGGCAGGCGATTATCTGCCAGGCGGTACGCCTTTTTCTGCTCATCCGTCAGGCCAGACAGAACAATGACCGGAACAGAATCCATTTTGAGCATTTCAGCCGCCATAACACGACCGTGACCCGCAATAATTTCGCCCTTTTCGTCAATCAGCACCGGATTAGTCCAGCCGAATTGCTTAATACTTTCTACCAGTTGTACCACCTGCTCAGTACTGTGCGTCCTGGCGTTGTGTGCATACGGAGACAGTTCTTGTAACGGGCGATAGACGATCTTCAATTTCTCGCTCATACAGCCTCGCTTTATGAATAAAAAAGCCCGCTATCGACCAGTGCGCTGGGTGCGCGGCGGGTGCCGATGACGAGCTTTGGCATTATCGCAGCCCCTCACAGAAGAGCTGCTGTAATGCCTAACCATCCTGATGTTGTTGTGATTTCGCATTAACTAAGTCAATGAAGTCCTGGCACATTTCAAGACGATGACCATGATCATCGACAAAGTTATAACGCCGAAATATATCAATAATTTCATTGGGACTTTTCCCCGCAATATGAGGATATTGTTTTGATTCGTAATTATGTTTCATCATCAAATCTCCAGTCAGTTGGGTATGATTCAGCAACTCTCACACTGGAAATAGCCTTTCACAATGGAGGTATCTATCAATACTCTGGTGTTCCATCCAGGATCTATCAGGGTCTTATGAATGCCAGTTCAAAAGGCCAGTATTTTCACCAATTCATTAAAAATGTGTATCCATACCGTAAGGTAGGCTAACCTTCAGTGGGGGAGAAGAGCATCCCCCACATTCATATATCAACCAGATTAGATAACAGAATTTCATGCCTCCTAGACAATGGCGCCCTTTCATTTTTCAGCGAAATATTCTGCTCTTACGGGCGATCAGTTCTGCATACACTGCCGAACACTGTCGACAATTTTGCAGACCTGAGAAGCTGTATCTAAAAGTTGGCGCGCCTTATCCAGGCTAACGCAGCCCACCAATAAAAAAGGCACCAGTATCGCTACCAGTGCCCATTTCGCCGCCGTTCGCGGCATTCTGTGTGTCCAGTGTTTTCTGCTCATAACACATCTGGTTATCAGCGTTTCAACTGAAAGTGAGGTCCGTCTTTCAGTGTTTTCCAGTCCCCGCCCCATTCGATGGCAGTTCCCAGCTCTGCGGCAGCCTGCTTAAATGCCTGCGCTATTTTCTCGTACAGAGGCCAGTCCCATGACACCTGGCTGCCAACCCAGGCAACAACATCCACCGCATCACCGGTCAGGTGGCGGCTGTTCATGGTCTGGCTTTTCCCTTCCGCGACCAGCTGTTTCTGGCGTTCTTTCGTGCGCAGCCCTTCTGTAATACCGAAATCAACCTCCGTCAGCTCCAGCGCACGGCGAACGACAGCAACCAGCTGTGGTTTGACGCCCTCCAGATTTTTTTCACTGCGACGGCTGAATCTGAATTTACCCGACATATTCACCTCAACAATGGAAAGATTTTTGTGACGTTCCCGCGTGCGCGTATCACCAGCACGCAGAACAGCAGGTTAAAAAACACTTCCAGCCAGCCCGTTGCTAACGGGCGACCACACAGATAGCTGAGGGGCGCAAAGGCATACAGCAGCATCAGCAGCCAGGCCAGCCATGACATCAGCGGCTTATGTCTGGAGTCACGACGACGATAAAAAAAGAGCGTCAGCACTATAACCGTGCATGACGCCACATTCAGCAATCCGGGAAGGTTACTTAACATTGCCGCCTCCTCCGCCCCTCAGGCGGGAGAACAGGCCGGACACCAGTGATGCGATATCCTGCTGGTGGATGAACGACAGAATCTTCACCGACACCACGGATACCAGCACCGCACACAACGCATCTGCCGATGTGCCGTCATAACCTGTTTTTGCCGCTATCCAGGCAGACAGCACACGCGCTCCCAGCACGCCGACAATGAACGACACCAGAAAATGCGCCGCCACCCGCCAGGCTGAAAGCGCCTGCGGCATCGTTGCCACAAATAACGCCCCGGCGAACGCACCAAACACAATCCCGAAATCCGTTCCGGTAAACAGCCCGAATACCGTCGCCCCGCCGAGCGCCGCTGCCGTACCGGAACCGGATAAGGGTTCAGACATAAATACCTCTCAAAATCAGCGTGATGGGAGTTTATACCAAGTTATAAAATTATGTGATTAAGTATCTTTTTGTGGTCCCATACAATAATCAGATGAACTACATGTGCTTAAAGAAATTAGTTCGTTAGTAGAGAAGGCCTTTTTAAACTCGGAATCACTCCACACATTCTCCTTATAATAGACCCTTATACTTTCACCAGTAGCATAATAATACTTAGCCATTTCCATCATGGCATTGAAACCTTGTTTATGAGATCCAAAGACATCCACCTTACACATATTGTGAATGGGAAGAGTCACATTATCACGCTTTATACCAATACAAAAAAACTGACTTTCCTTACCCCCGGATGTGTAAACTCCATATGATAAATTATTTATCTGAACATTACTAAAGTACTTATCATAATCACTCATCACTGCATGACTTGTACCAGATAACAATGAAAGAGCAATTAAGGAATATTTTATTTTCCGCTTCATAAAACCTCTTATATACGCTAATAAGTTAATCAACAAATCAAATAATAAACACATCATTTCAATAGCATCATTTTATTATTTCTTTTAACACACCTCTTGCATCATAAAATTCGGGTTCATAATAAGTGGCTCTTTTATTTAAACCATCTCTTCTGACTCCCTTCAGAGCAAAACAGGCACTGATCAGACTTCCAAATGCATTGATTCTTTCTCTAACTGACACAGTTGGTACAACTAATTGAGGTATAACACCTGGATTTACAAATGTGGATCCAGGAACATACCTGGCATTGGTGGTTCCGGGTCCATCAGATACTTGACTGTTGAATCTGTCATAAGTCAACTCCACAGCCTCAACAATATTCTCACTAGGGATATGTTCAACTGCGACAATTTCGTTCTGCTCTCGCATCATTATCCGCTCAAATCCAGAAAAGGTTACACCGCGCTGGGTTAGATAATTGACTGACGGTTGAATAGGATAAAAAATATTATTTGCCCTGATACGGTAACGATATAATCTACCATGAAATCCAGAACTTGAATAATATTGCCTGGCTATGTTATATGTTTCAATTAAACTGGTTGTGGTCGCAATAAATGCACTATCCCTACTTCCTGCCGCACATGAGTCTCCTCTTAAATGTTGCTGTAAATTTCTGTTAAAACCATGAGATCTAAATCCATCACGAAATATTTCCTCTGGCGGGCGAGAATCCACTCTATAAACAAAATCCGTAGCATTCGCATACCATGAGAAAGAAATGAGAAACAATATAAATATTTTCAACACAATATTTCACCTCTTACTTAAAAATAATAGCAACGCCTCCATCAAAATAAATCTAAGAAATGATTAAAAGTCAATCAGAGAGTTGCTGTCCTCCATGGTTAGCTGACATCTATTTACTCATTTAATTAACCAGAAACATACCACCATCACATCCCGCGCTAATTAAATAAGAAACACCATGTATTCAACAAAATATTAAAATTAATACAATCTTTATTTAACAGGAACAGTCAGAATGTGAAAATATAATCAGAAGTGTATACTACGGACGTATGAATAAAACAAAACCCGCTCGAAGGCGGGTTCTATTAAAGTTCCTGCGCAGACTCACCTCGCGATACAGCTTTGCGAAGCGTAGCGAAATTGAAGCAGTTTGTGCGTAAAAAATCAAGCTATTTTTTGAGCAAGTGATTCTCGCATGGGAATGTATAGCGCATACTCAGCAACAGCCAACCAATTAGCAATTCGCTTTTCACATGTGCTAAAACACCACTCTGGGTGTGCATCATTCAGCAATTCAGCCATTTTGCGCTTAGTCATCCCCCGTCCTTCATACCGCTGCTGGAGGATACAAATCAACCCCGGATGATCTGCCAGCACTTCACTAATCACCCGATCAATGCATAGCGCCTCGGCATCAGTACAATGCACCAGCCAGCTCTTTTGCTTGCCATTGATAATTTCTCGCAAAAATGATTCCAGTTCAGGTTTCTCTATTCCCGCTTTTTTCATTCTAAACAGGGCTTCATTGATGGCTGTTTTCGTCAACTTTTTTGACGCCAGCAACTGATTGAACATATTCCCTGACCTACCGCCGCCAATATACGACCAGCGCCCCCACATACGTAGTTTTCCCTGAATCCAGACACTTTCCAGCGTGTTGAGACGAAGGTGTTCTCCGCTTTTTCCTGTATTCGTTGGGTAAATCATAAATATCCCTCCTTTCTCCAGATTTCTTGTGTGCGAAAAACACCTTCAGCATGCATCAGGCGTAATTCTTCTTTGGTGTAATCGCTGTTTTTTACCCGCCCGTCGATTAAATCGTGGCACGAGCTACAAGCAATCGCTGCCTGCATATCGTGTGGCTTTATCGCTGTTCCGCACGTTCCCGCCAGTCGGTAATGCGCCAGCACAGACGTTTCCGGATCGTGATTGCAGTAGCCAGGAATTCTGACGGTGCACATCTGCCCCCGCGCCGCTTTACGTAAGTCCACCATTACGCAAACTCCAGCAGCTGCGCGGCCACATTTTCGACTTCCTCCGGAGAGGAAAATTTACGGAACAGAATCCAGTTCCACAGCACATTCAGTACAGATTTATAAACCTGCTGAAACTCGGTTTCGTCCATATTCGCAAACGAGATGGATTTCGCCCGACGCCCACGACTACCATCAGGATAAAAATGCTCGGTGTAAAATCCGGCCTGAATGGTTACCCACTCGCGGAAAGCGTCAAATGACTTGAGTAATGCCACATCCCGGGTTCTGCGAGTCGCAACGGTGTTAAGGTATTGCTCTGCGGCATCACTCAGGGCAGGTGCATGTTCCCTACCTACCGAGTCACACAGGTAATCCACGAAGCCGGATACCAGTTTTCGTTCGCGGGACGTGATCGCCCCACCGACCGGAGTCCAGTAATCGAATCCGAGTTGCAGGAGTTTGAAAAAACGCTTGTGAAATGCGTAGTTACGAACGCGCTTAAAATCAGCGTGTATCCACTCACCTATCTTTATTTGATGCAGGAAATCACAACTCTCCGGCGTCGCCGGGAGAAGTAATCCAGAAGATGTTTGTTTGACCAGTTGTATATGCGCCATTGCATTCTCCAATGGCGCTGTAGGTTGCCAGTTGTTCAGGCTGGCTTATAGATTATAACTCAATCCCGTATGACCTTAAAACCAATCCTTTCAATGTATTCGATAAAAGCTTCAACAGATAAAATTATATGATCTTCCGGGATTACAGTTGTGTAAATTATTTCTCCATTTTCGATACGCACCGCATAGAGTCCATTTTCACTCAAAGCTTCACGCAATTTCTCAAAACTCTTCATTAGAATCCTTCCAGGTAAATAGCGTTCCCCTTTATGGGGGCCATCCATCTTCTCCCTGCGCGCAAATCAAGCCCAAAGGATTCTAATTAATATTTCACATGAGGCAATAACCAAGAAAACACAATAATATATAAAATATATAAATTAAGAACACAAGGTAAACTGCGCGTGATATAAAAAACAACAATGAGAACATCATGACATTGTACATTCTGTTTAATAAAATTTATTAATTAACAACAAAATATCGAGAGGGGCAAAATCGGGTGCATTGAGGATGCCTGACACATCAGAGGTGACGGGGATTTCTCCCCGCCGGGTCTCTTACTCCTCAGGTTCGTAAACTGTGAAGACAGCGATCTCCGTCTGACCGGTTCGGATTCGCACCTCGCAGAGGTCTTTCCTCGTTACCAGTGCCGTCACAATGACGGTTAAACAGATGACGATCAGGGCGATTAACATCGCCTTTTGCTGCGTCATAGCCTGCTTCTCCTTGCCTTTCGGCACGTAAGAGGCTAACCTACATGTGCAAAGCATGAAATTGGCCTCAGATTAATGTTAAGCGTCTTGCCGGACGCGTAATGTTAACTGGGGCTTTTCTCTGTCTGCCTTTTGGTGTTCATGCCCGAGGCAGATAGCCTCAAGCACCCACAGCAATTCTACTTAACTCTCCTTTTCCCGCAAACCGTTTTTTCTCACGGAAATAAGTCGTTATTGTAATTAACTGACATGACGATTAATTAAAATTCAATTTTTTGCGCTGGTCTTGCGTTTAATATCCAGCATTCTTGATGGGTGTGGTGCGCAATCAATAAGTTTTGGAGTTGAGTTTTTTTTGCCTTATAATTTAACTTATTTGTCGTATCAACTATCCAATTCCCCGTCCCCGAAGAAGCCAGAGCCATGAGTTTATTACATTCTGCATGGATATTAATTATCTCACCAAACATATCTGTTTTTGTTTTTTTATTCACAAGGTTAGTAAAAATACCCGCATGCTTATAGGAATCCATTACGGTATAACGGCCGTCACCATCTATATCAGACGGTTCCGACATCCATTTAAAAACATGAAGGAGAAAAATATTGGCTGGCCAAGGAAATTCATTCCCGTCAAGAAACGTTTCAGTAGTCCCTATACTCAGGCTTTCAGTAAGATTAGTCGCCCCAATTAAAATAACTTCAGGTTCACCATCCTTTCTTTTACCCGCTCCAACAAAATTGAATGTACCTGCATAACACTGCCCAAGATAAACAATAGCATTGTTTAAATTAGGCGTTCCTTTTAAAGCTTTAAGAAGTTGATGAGGCGGAATAGGATTTTTTGCATCGAGCCCTTGTGGGCAACCATGACCAGTAACAAACATAACTATATTACTGTAGTTATTATCATGCAAGTCATTAAAAAATTCTGCTGATGCTTTCGACGTATAAGGATACTTCGAGGCTGATGAAAAAAAACCATCTAAATTTCTGTTAGGGCTGTCAATATATATTGATATATCTTGGGGGTTTATACCAGCCTTCTCAAGGCATAGCACACCAAAAACAATATCAAAAACGTGGCGCGGCTCAACCTCTTCTTTAGAACAAGGCAAAAACATAACCCATTTTGTACGCTCAGACCTAAGGCTCATACATATCCTTATGATTCGAATGTGTTAAATTGAAAATTTATAAATATTCAGGAAACATAGCATTACTGAAAGATGGTGGTTTTGGTAAATCAATAAAGTAAAAAAGCTCATCTATGCTTAAATGCTCAGTAATTTGCGTGGGCGTTATTTGTCCTCTTTCATTCAAACCAAATATTTCATCGTCAGTTTTCAGAAAAAACACCACTTCAAATGTTGTGGTTACTTCATGCGCATAAGATTTGAACAGCATCCACTGCCCGAGATTCACACACTCTTTTACTGAATCAGAAGTATCAGGTAACGCCGAGGACTGTAGCCCTGTGAATTTCATCATCTATCCTTATGAATCCGCATACAACATTCTAACAATCTGGTATTGTTACGAACAAACTGTGTGATCGAGTAACCGACCACACAGAGAAAATATAACTTTGCACCTCCGTTTACGTCAACCCCAGCGGCAAATCGAATACACCACCAGCGCCACCGCCATCGCAATTCCTACCGTTGTGAATGCTTCAGGCCAGGTCATCGTAAAATATCCTCCACGCTTATCAGTCCGTTTCGCTTCAGGTAGTCCATCGCTTTATCCGGTAATTTGCAGTCCGGTTTCGCTTTCCTCAGTTGCCAGGCCAACTGCTTTAACAGCATAGTTAGTCCTCTTGCCGAACCTGATGGAATCGCCAACTCTTTGCTGGCAAGCTTCAGCATGGCATCTCCGTATCTCGCCATACCTTTCTCAAGCGCAGCTTTAACCAGTCCTTCAGGCACTACCGGCACAGGTGGAGCGGCAAATAATGGTTTGGGTGATATCTCCGCACGTTTTGCATATGCCTCAACTGTGTCAGGATTAAACAGGATTATGTTTTCACCGCATTCCCATGCTATCGGTTCTGCTTCCAGCGATGCCAGCGCAATTTTGAATAACTCGCACTCTACCCGTGCCATTTCTGAACTTGGGTGACATTTCGCAATCGCTATTCTTAATTTAGCCTCTTCGATTAATTGCTCTTTGGTTAATTCAGTCATTTTTCACTACCGCCCTTTCGGGCGGCCTCCTGATGTTCTGAGGGTGCAGAAATCCCTCCGGTTAAGGATTTAATAAAATTCACTTCTGATTTAAATTTTCAGTGTTTTGTTGCCAGGTGATTTATCGCCTTTATGCTTCAGTCTTATTTCTCAGCCATACACAAACAGGACCATCTTTAGTGTCATGAATGGAACCAATGAACCAGCCTTCACCTTCCGGGCGCTCCGGTTTCCAGGAGGCAATATCGGGACCATCTGCGTCCAGATTAAAACCATCTTCATCCATAGTTCTGATGGTCCATTGAAGATTATTTTCCTCCATCCATGCGTTAAACTCTTCCGTTGAAATATGTTCTCTACCATCACAGAATTTTTCATATTCAGGATGCGTCCAGCAGCCATATTCATCACGTACTACTGGTATTTCTCTAATTTCATTCATTTCTGTTCTCCCACGTTTTCAGACTTTCACCACAGAACGGACAAAATGAAACCCGCACTGGTAATTTAGAAAATTCACCGGAACGCAACATCACCAAATCAGGGTCGCGAGTTAAATTCTCATTCCAGATTTTGTATATCAGCAGACCTTTTCGCGTCGTGTATTCAGCATCATGCTCAAGGGCTTTTGCCAGTACCGCACATGGTTCTATCTGATTGCTATTAACCTGACATTTTGATTCGCTCACAGCATCACCTCCTGAAAGTTTCCCCGATAAAACGCCAGTACACGCTGCATAACTTCGCTTTTCCGGCACTCACGGCAAATTATGTTCTGACGCCTGTCGTAGCGGCGTATTTCTCCGTCAGGTAATGACCTGATAAGGTCCGGATCAACCACAGCCGTTTTCTTCACCTTTGCCCTTGAGAGTTTTTTGCGGGCGTTTTGCCAGTCCTTACGGGCCTGTTCAGACGGGAATAACCCGTAGCCGGAGTTGTATACATCGCCACTGGCTACCAGCTCTCTGGCGAGAGTGCTTATGTAATACCTTGATGCACCGGTTTTAGCCTCCAGAGCCCGTAACGTCTCGCGACCGCTCAGACGTACAAGTTCAACAACCTGCCCTTTAATTTTTTCCCGCTCTTCTGGTGTAAATACTTTTGCCATAGGTGCCTCCGGCAATCACTTTTCCGATGCAACATGGCGGGAAGAATCAGTAATCTGTCGTACAATATCCCTGTGCTTGTTCAGCTCCCGCAGCGCGGCGCAGACACGCTCCCACTTCTGGACATGATTTTTCGCCCGACGCAGTTCGCGGTTTGCCATATGCAGTGATGGTAAAACTAGGTCATCCGCTCGCGTTTCAGTAAACGATGGCAGCGACTGCACAATGTCCGCCACAGTTTCTGTTTTAATATCTTCCTGTGTTGCAGCCTCCTGTACTGGTAACGCAACACCTGCGGGCTGAGGAAAGGCCTTACCAGCAGTTTCCGCTACCGATGCTGCTTTCAGCTCTGCTGGTAAATTATCGCCCGGTATGCAGTAACGAAATTTACCGCCCTGATTTACGCGAAGCAGACGACCTTTGCTGATTGCCATTGCCAGCGTTGAAGCCACTTTGCGTGATGTGGTACCAAACAATGTAGCCAGCTCATCCGCCGTTTGTGGTCCACGTTGTTCAATCGTCGCAGTTAAATCGCTCTCTGAAATTTTCGCGACTGTTGCCGTGGTAGTTTCTTCCGGCAGTTCTGCCGGCGCTGGCTGTTCCTGCTGAACGTTGTTATCAGCCACACGCCAGGTGTACGCGCTTTTATCAACGAAACCAGCCTTTTTCAGTTCCCATAGTTCGTTCAGCACTTCTTCACGACTGATATCAAGTCGCGCAGCAAGTTCTATGGATGTGGCTTTTCCCATTGCTTTCAGTGCATCAAAAACGGTTTCCATTAAAATTTCCTCCCGGTAAAAATTACTTCTCAACTCAAACAA